CTGCCTATTGAAAATTTGCCCGAGGGTATCCAGCCGATTCGGGTGGATTGGAATGATGTGCGGGATGAGTCTGACTCTGAGAATCTTATGATGCGTGATAGCGAAGAAGTGGCTAAGTACATTAAACGGCTTACTACTGATGCTAGCACAAGTACCTATCAAGGCGAAATTGGTACTTGGATTGAACGAGAAATTACTGTGATGAAGAATGCTGCAGTGGAAAATCGCTTCGGCGGCGCGCACATTCACATTATGCACGATAACGACGGTAATGAATATGTGTGGAGTACTGGATCGAAAAATATCGCTGAAGGCACTAAGATGAAAATGAAGATGAAGGTCAAAGACCATAATGAGCGCGAAGGCGTGTGCCAGACTATTGTGTATTACTGTAAGGAGCTTGTATGATTAAGGTATATTTAGAAGATGAGAGCGGGCATTGGGAGCTATTAAAAGAATTTACTAGAGAGATACAGGCGGCTAGCTATATCAATAAATTTCTAGATGATAGAAATATGAAGTACCGTGTTGTAGTGAAGGAACGAGATGAACAATATGTTCATTATTCAATTATTCCCTATAATATTGTCTTTCATTTAAAGTTAGACGATTATGAGGATGATTTTAAGACACGCCTCAACATTGTAGTACAAAATATCTTTGACTTCTATTTAGATCATATTGATTATATCGATTTTCAAGAGGCGCGATGGAAAATTGTCGGAACGGACAAACTCGCGCAAGATAAAGAACAAATTGTTTATTATTATTTAACATCGGACTCATATGTTTTGGGGTCCTAATATTATTAATCCGCTGAAAAGCGGATATTTTTTTTGTTTATGGGGGTGAGGGAATGGCGTGGAATTAGTATTTATACCCATTAAACCCAGGACATTTATATGATTGGAGAACTAAAGAACCAACTTGGGAAGACTGGCGAAGTGCTGGAGCAGAAGTGGCTCGATATGATGCACAATTATCATAGCCTCCACAAGGAGAAAATATTAGTAATCGTATTATGAAAGGTCTAGCATTTTTAGATGCTGCAATTTCTGTAGAGCGATCTAAAGAAATATAGTTTATGGGATTATTAGCGCAAAAAATTGATGATTCATTTGATGATGAACAGCGTAAGACGTTACATAACGCATTAGCTGGTCAAGACTGGCGTAAATTTTTGAGCGCTCTACAAATTTTAATGAATCCAAATACCACAAGTTAGGATTTAGATAATTTGCAGAGAATATTAACAGGCACAGATCAAGAAGACGCCGATTTTGCTAAAGCTCAAAGAGAATTAACAAATCTTGCGCAGCAGCGCCCAAATTTCCGATTTAACGGCGGAAGCAGATCTATGGTCTTAAAGAGGCAAGAAAATCAATTAATGCAATTAAAAGAGCCTCTTTTGAATATATTAATGTCTAAATTAAATAATAATGAATTAGTGGGTATTGATATTGCTGCACTTGTAAAAGATTTAATTTATGATATATATTTAGTACAATTATAGCATGAACGTAATACGCAACTAACTACTAATTTACGAGCTGCTACAGAAGAAGTAATGAAAGATTTTCACAAGCTTTTATCCCCTTATGAGTAGCAAATTAATATTCTTCAAAAACGTATTGATATGCTTAAGGCAGAGCGAGACGCGCTATCACGGCGTAGTAAAGATAATGATATTATTATTTTAAGGCAAAATTTAAATAATACAATCAATGATCTTAATAACCAACTGAACGAAATAAAAAGCACTTAGGCACGACTACAAAAATTAACTATTGATACCTCACAAGATGAGGCATCTTTAAGAAATCAGCTATCTATAATTATCGAACAGGCTATCCAAAAAGTTCAAGTTGAAGTTCAATCTAATAAACCGAACTTTTTTGCAGAAATTGAAAGCGCGCTAGTCCTTCAACTGCAAGGGGCTTTAGCAAAGAATGTCGGCGGTGGTATCCAAGCAAAACCAGACAATGTAGCTACTATTGTAATTAATGGAGATATCAATACAGATGCTGCTTAGGCATAGCTAATTGATGATTATATTGGTAGAAAAGCAGGCGTTTTGTATACAGATGGCGCGCGTATGGCTTCAGAAAATACCTCAAGCTATTATCAGAGTAGAGCAACTCAAATTCGCACGAGTATCGAAAAGTACAGGGAACGCACGTAGGCAAAGGCTAAAGAATTATCAGATTGGTTTGTTATTGAAGATAGTACAAAAGGATATAAAGGCTCTCGTTATGAAGGCACTTTTCGTGCCGGATCTATCGGCCCAAATCTAAAAGATGTTTTAAGTAAAGTACAAAATATTACTAATCTTATCGCTCAGGAGCAAGAATCTGCTTTTTCTAATAACCTAAATTGGGTTCTGGCTAATAGCATTTCTCCTCTCATTGCTTCACCCATCTAGTCAAAGTTATTCTAGTATATCACTATGTTTGCAGCATTCTTTTTGTTTGATGATCAAGTTCTTATTTGGGAAGATGCAATAAAAAAAATGTATGAACAAAATATATCTGAAAATAATAGATTACATTTATTTTCATTGGATGAAGGCTATTATCCTTTATCTTTTTTATTAACAGCCGTAAAAGCACAGACGGAAAAGTTTTTAAATGCTGAACAAAAAATAGCAAATGGTGATTTGGCATCGCATGGTATTACCTTAGATTTACAGGATAATGGGCGAGGGCCAACATCTTATTTTCTTCATTATGATATGGCAGAATATACCAGTCATCTCAAATTTGAAACTCATTTTTTAAATAATATTTCTCAAATTGTAAATGAATTAGGCTTTTTATAATAAGGAGGTGATCCCAATGCCCATCGAAGAAGTATTTACTTGGATTATACAAAATCTTATTCCCATCCTATGTATCGGTTCTGTATTAATCCAAATTACACCAATCAAATGGAATCCAATTACTTCATTTGTTAAATGGTTTGGTAAGATTATTACCAATGACTTAACAAGTAAAGTAGAAACTTTAACCAAAACCGTCTATCAAATTCAAGATCAAGTAATGGTTAATGAGAAAGACAGGATACGATGGGAAGTTCTCGATTTCGCAAACTCGTGCCGCAATGGTAGGCGCCATACCAGAGATGAATACGTTCATATTATGACATTAAACGATAAATATCGTAAGCTATTAGAACAAACTCACGATCGGAATGGTGTTTTTGAAGAGGAATATGAGTATATAAAGAAACTCTACAAAGAGCGGCTAGAGAAAAATGACTTTCTATAATAAAGGAGGAATGTATTATGTTTAATTTTAAAAAGTGGATCAAGGCCGCCGGCGTGCGCGCCCTCAAGACCGTAGCTCAGACCGCTGTTGCTACCATTGGCACCAGCGCAGTTCTCGCTGATGTCAATTGGCTAGTAGTTGGCTCTGCTTCTTTACTAGCTGGTATCCTAAGCTTACTAACAAGCATCGCCGGCCTGCCTGAATTGAAAGAAACCGACGATTAAATATTTGCCTTTATACCAAAACTATGCTATAATTTATAAAAAGGAAAGGAGAAAAATATGGAGCAACATAGCAAACAAAAAATTATCGATTTGGAAATCTACACTGACGGTTCCGCAAAAAGCATCGGCCGAAAAATATTCGGCGGCTGGGCTTTCGTGGCCATTGAAGATAACAAAGAGATCTTTCGTGCCGCAGATGGTGTATATGATACAACCAATCAGCGAATGGAATTAACCGCAGTAGTTCAAGCTCTTCAGTGGGCATCTGAAAATCGAAGACAAAATCAGCTAGTCACGATCCATAGCGACTCCGCTTATATTATAAACTGTTATAGACAGCAATGGTATAAGGCTTGGCAAAACAATGGATGGAAAAACTCGAAAGGGGATGACGTAGCCAACGCTGATTTGTGGGGCGAAATCATCCCCTATTTTTCTAATTATTGGTATCTTTTTACAAAAGTCGCTGGCCACGCTGGCGATTTCTGGAATGAAAGATGCGATGAATATGCTCAATATGAAGCAGATAGACTAAAGAAAAATTGGCGAGGATAATAATATGTTAGATAAAGATATATATGAAGTCGAGTATAACGACTATATTGGTTATATGGGGTAGCTAAAGAAAGACTGTTACGAAAGTGTTATCGAGACAAGAGATGACACAGAAAAAGAACTTCTTATCACCAGTAAAGCAACTGGTAACATTCTAGCTTCCCAAGTAGTGAATAAAGATAATGAATCTCGTTACTACGTTTATAAAATGCCTTTAGATTCTGAGCGGCAAGCTCCTCCGCTCATTAGGCGCATTGAATTAAAAACTCCTGAAGAAGTCAAAGCAGTCTTTGAAGTTTTAAATAACTTAAAGAAGAAGCCAAACGATGACTGAACTATTCGCTCACATCCCCGAACGCGAGAAGGAGCGCATCAGATTTATGGTGAATCTCGCGCTGCGACAAGATGTGCCTAACGCAATGAACATAATTGAGAGCTATCGAAACTTATGTGATGACATACTACAAGAATATATGGATTTCTATTTTCACCTGCGGCTGGAGGAATTAAAAAATGAAAGTAATACTAATTAGCGGTAAAAGCGCTTCCGGTAAGGATACTTTTGCAGACCTACTCCGAGAGAATCTAGAGCAAAAAGGTAAGCGCGTATTAACGATTCATTTTGGGGATCCCGTTAAAATGTTTGCCACAAAGTACTACAATTGGGACGGACAGAAAGATGTGTATGGGCGTACATTGCTTCAAACCTTGGGCACAAATAAGGTACGCGCGCACTATCCGAACTATTGGGGCGATATGATCGGCCAATTTATTGATGCCACCGCGGAGGATTGGGATTATGTGCTAATTCCTGATTTACGATTCTTGAACGAACTTCGCAGAGTACAAAAGTTTAACCCCAATTCCGTAGCTGTAAGAATTGTACGCTATAACGAAGATGGCACACCATACTATAATCCTAATATGAATCTTGTGCAACTTGCACACCCTAGTGAAACCGACTTGGACACCTTTTGCTTCGATTGGTACGTAGAAAATAGTGGTACCGTAGATGATTTGCGCGACGCCGCTAATGACTTTTTACAGATGATAGGAGAATAATATGGATTATTTTACAATGGGAGTACAAAAATATTGGGCTCCAACTGCGGCTATGAATCGTGAAGTCCGCAAACAGCATTTAGAACAAATGGCTGCGAGTGGCCAATATCTCTGGTCAGAAAAATTTGATGGCAATTTTACTCGTGCCGTTATTACAGCTGGCCGCGCCGCTCTACAAACTCGCGGTATTTCTAAAACTACTGGCACATACAGTGAATTACAGGATAAGGTGTTTTTCTGGGAGAATGTAACAAATGCATTCCAGCAGGGAACAACAGTTATTCTTGGTGAGCTTTATCTGCCCGGAGGCATAGACAAGGATGTAGGAGCTATAGCTCGTTGCCTCCCACAAAAGGCTCTTGCGCGGCAGAAAGAGAAGAAGCTTGAATGGCGCATTTTTGATGTGCTAGTCCTTGATGGTATTGATATGATTGATACCCCTATTGAAAATCGTATCCAGTACATTCCAGAAGTTGTTCAACGTATTAGTTCTCCTCTAGTACAAGGCGTTGAATATCACGAAATGACCCCCGCCTTCTTCGATGAAATTAGTGAAATCTTTGCACGAGGTGGAGAGGGCGCAGTATGTTATAAGAAAGGAGTTAGTTACACTCCTGATAAGAGAACCAGTGCTTGGACAACTGTAAAGGTTAAGCAAGAAATCTCCGCAGATATTGATTGTTTTATTACTGATATCGAGAAGCCAACAAAACTGTATTCAGGTAAAGAACTAGGAAATTGGATGTTCTGGGAAGACCAACGTAGCGGCCAATTACTTTATGGAGAATATTTTAGTGAATATCGTACTGGTAGCTCATATATACCAGTAACAAAAAATTATTATTATGGATATCCAGGAGCTATTTATGTTAGCGTTT